CGACTGGGGCTGTAGAGTTGGTTAATATTTGAACAATTATGAAGGGAACAATAAAAGACTTAGCAGATCACATTGACTTATCAACTGTCAGAGTACACGACCTATTTAATGAGAATGTGCTACTGAAATCAGGTAAAAGAGGTGGTTTAGACCTAAATGAAAACAGAATTAGATATATTCGGTATCTTAGGTCACTTGCTAGAGGCAAAACCACAGGCAGTGGTGATTTAAACGAAGAAAGAACAAGACTGACTAAAGCACAAGCCGATAGAGCAGAGTTAGAGCTACAAGAAAAGGAAGGTGAGCTAATATCAACCGACTTAATCAAAACAATATGGTCAGATTATGTCGCCAATGTCAGAAGCAAGCTCTTAGCCCTACCATCAAAGCTCGGACACTTGACACAAGCTAGTGAAACCTATGCTGAAGCCGAAGCAGTTATAAAAGAAGCCATATACGAATGTTTAGAGGAATTATCAGACGATGCAACAGCTCAAACCGATTTGGACACAACTGAGTGATCTATGGTCACCACCACCTGATCTTAAAGTAGATGAATGGTCAGATAGATATAGAAAGTTATCATCTGAATCATCTGCCGAAGCAGGGCAATGGCGAACAGATCGTGTGCCATTTCAAAGAGAGATCATGAAGGTTATCAATGACCCTAATGTAGAAGAGATTACCTTTATTAAGAGTGCGCAAGTCGGGGCAACCGAGATTCTTCTAAACACCATTGGCTATTACATTGACCAAGAACCATCTACCATTCTTTGTATTCAACCATCACTATCTATGGCTCAAGCATTTTCTAAAGATAGACTTGCACCGATGCTCAGAGATACACCAAACCTAAAGGGCAAAGTTAAAGACCCAAGAAGTAGAGATGCTGAAAACACGACCATGCACAAAAAGTTTAGTGGTGGTCATATCACCTTAGTCGGTGCTAATAGTGCTAGTGGCTTGGCTTCACGACCTATTAGAATATTGTTATGTGATGAGGTTGACCGATATCCTGCCAGTGCTGGCACAGAAGGTGACCCAATACTACTAGGCAGAAAAAGAACAACAACATTCTGGAATCGTAAGATTATCCTGACATCAACACCCACAATAAAAGGGCTATCAAGAATAGAGAGGGCATACGAAGAATCAGATAAACGAGTGTATAAAGTGCCATGCCCAGAATGTAACCAAAAGCAAGAGCTAAAATGGCAACAAATAACATGGCTTGAAAATAAACCTGAAACAGCTTCACTATCATGCAAACATTGTGGAGCAATTATTCCTGAAAGTAAAAAACAATGGATGTTATTAAATGGCGAGTGGGAAGCACAAGCAGTGTCTAAAAAAGTTGGCTTCCATATTTCAGAGCTATATTCACCTTTTAGAACATGGGTAGAACTAGTAGAGGACTTTTTAGAAGCGAAGAAATCACCCGAACTACTACAAACATTCATCAATACGACATTAGGTGAAACTTGGGAAGAGCAAGGCGAAGAGATAGAAGCAGAAGGCTTGATGTCTAAGTGTGAACAATACAACCACGAAGCTGTCCCAGAAGAAGTTTTAGCAATCACAGCAGGTGTAGATACACAAAACGATAGATTAGAAGTACAAGTTATAGGTTGGGCAGACAACTTTGAGGCATGGGTTATTGAGTACAAAATACTTTGGGGCAACCCAGCAACACAAGAAGTTTGGCAAGAACTTAATGAGTTTTTAACCAATGTTTATACCAAAGCCAATGGACACAAATTGCCCATAGCATCAACTTGTGTAGATAGTGGTGGACATCATACTGATATGGTTTATGCCTTCTGTCGTGGCAACAATCACAGGAGAATCTTCGCTATCAAGGGTGCTTCGCAAACGAACAAACCTATTGCATCTAAACCAACCTTTGTTGGCAGAAGGAGAACAGCACTTTATTCTGTTGGGACAGATACAGCCAAAGAGATGATACATTCAAGACTAAAGGATGAGAAAACAAATTTAATTCACTTCCCTAACACTGTAGATGAAGAATATTTCAAACAACTTACTGCTGAGAAACGAGTAGCCAAATTTGTAAGGGGTAAAAAAACACTAATATGGAAACAAACAAGACAGCGAAACGAAGCCCTTGATACTTTTGTTTATGCTCTAGCAGGCATAAAAATTCTACAGCCAGATTTCGTAAGACTACAAAACAAACAAGTAAAAGCTGAAGAACAGCAAAATATTCAAAAAAAACCATCTATAATCCAAGAAAGACGAAGATTATACAGGAGAAAGCCAACAAATTTTGTCAATTCTTGGAAAGAATAGCTATAATTTAGGTTAAAGTATTTCACATGGCAAATAAATTTGATAGAGATAACTACCCAACACAAGAACCAGATGTTTTAGTAGTTGGTGACCGATGGATGTGGAGACGACCAGACCTAGCATCTATATATGACCCAAGCGAATATGCACTCACTTATGAATTTCACAGAGATAGTGGTGGTGGTGGTGCAAATCAATTTACGATAACTGCAACTGAAACTAGTGACGATTATATTGTTGAAGTGGCTTCAGCAACGACAGCAGGTTATACAGCCAATGCTTATATCTATTATGTCTTTATAACTAGAACTTCAGACAGCCAAAGGGTTGCTGTTGACAATGGTAGAGCAGAATTAGTGGAAGATTTCTCTGATTCCAATGCTGATGTTAGAAGTCATGCCAAAACAGTGCTAGATGCTATTGAAGCAACTATTGAAGGTCGTGCCTCACAAGATCAAATGAGTTACAGCATAGCAGGTCGGTCATTATCAAGAATGTCTATTGATGACTTATTGAAATTTAGAGATAGATATTATGCAGAATATCAAGAAGAAATAAAAAAGAGTAGAATTAAAAACAAACAAGCTTCAGGCAACTTGGTCAAAGTAAGGTTTTAAACATGGCAATCTGGGACAATTTATTCAAAAAACGAAAAAAAACAGTCAAGATAAGAAATTATAAAGCAACACAATCTGGCAATCTATTTGCTGATTGGATTAGTGGCTCATCTAATGCTGACAGCAATATTAGATTCAATTTAAGAAAAATAAGAGATCGCTGTCGTGAACAAGCAAGAAACAATGATTATGCTAAAAGATATTTACAGCTCCTAGTTACTAATGTCGTTGGGCAGAATGGTATCAGAATACAATCTAAAGCCAGAAACGAAGATGGCAAATTAGACATTCTAGGCAATCGTGTGCTTGAGAGAGAATGGGCTAAATGGTGTCGTAGAGGTAATTGCACGATTGATGGTCGTTTGTCTTTTTTAGATGCACAAAAACTATTCATAGAAACACTAGCAAGGGATGGTGAAGTTTTAATCAGACACATCACAACTAACAACCCACTTGACCCGTATCGCATACAATTCTTAGATGCTGATTACCTTGATGAAGAAGAGAACAAGATTCTCAATAATGGTCAAGAAATAATCATGGGTGTTAAGCTTGATAAATATAAGAAAGCCATCAGTTACTATTTGTTCAAAGAACACCCACACAATAACTATCATGGTAAGTACGATAGAACGCACATAGAAGTCCCAGCCGAAGATATTGTTCATGCCTATCAATGTGATAGACCAGAACAAACTAGAGGTCTACCATTTATGACTACAGCTCTCAACAGATTAAAAATGCTTGATGGTTACGAAGAAGCAGAACTAGTAGCAGCAAGAGTTGGTGCATCTAAAATGGGCTTTATAACAAGTCCTCATGGCGATGGTTTCGTTGGAGAAGATACTGAAGATGATTACACACCAATTATGAGTGCTGAAGCTGGCACTTTTGAACAATTACCAGAAGGTATGAGTGTGCAAACATTTGACCCACAACACCCTTCATCAGGTTTTGATGGCTTCCACAAATCTATTCTTAGAGGCATTGCATCTGGTTTAGGGATTAGTTATGTTTCATTAGCAAACAATCTTGAAGGTGTTAATTATTCTTCTATTAGACAAGGCACATTAGAAGAAAGAGATAATTATAGAATTTTGCAAAAATTCATGATAGATCACTTTATTCAACCAGTATTTGATAAGTGGTTACTGCAAACCATGTCATTTAAAGATAATTTCCTACTACCACCAGATAAATACGATAAATTTGCTGACAACATACAATACATTCCGAGAAGTTGGGGCTGGATTGACCCTGTTAAAGAAGTCAAAGCCAATGTTGATGGCTTAAATGCAGGTGTAGTAACTATGCAAGATGTTCAGGCTAATTATGGTCGTGATGTTGAAGAATTATTTGAACAACACCAAAGAGAAGAAGAATTAGCTAAACAATATGATGTAAAAACAGCATATCAACCATTCGGGGCTGTAAAAATGCCAATAGATGCTGAAATACAAGACGATGGGGAAGAGGATGAGCAAGGGCAGTAAAAAAAGACCACAATCAGTGTCAAATGAAGAATTTGCATCAAATTGGGAAATGATTTTTGGCAAAAATATGGAAAATGCTAAAAAAAACAAATGGAAAAAGACTAAAAATGGCAAGTTATAAACCAACAGCAGGTATGAAAACCGAAGCTCAGAAGGGCTTAGATTGGCGAAGAGAACATGGCAGAGGTGGTACAGCAGTAGGTATCGCTAGGGCTAGAGACATCGTGAGTGGTAAAAATCTATCAGAATCTACTGTCAAAAGAATGT